TACAACTCTGCATATCACAAACGCAGATGGCTAGAGGATAAAGGATACATGCCAAAGATACAAAACCTAATCTTTACGCACAATAAAGAACAGTTTGCGACAAACAGTATAGATGGTAGTCCAAATCTACTGATAGATGACAAGCCTACAAACTGCAAAAGGTGGAGAGATGAAGGTGGTATAGCTATAAGATACCAAGCAAATGAGGACAGTTTAGACGAATTAATTGACAGAATAGCTAAAATAATGGAGAACAGATAATGAGAACAGCTTTACATATAAGAGACCGAAACTATCGCTTTGCCCTAGCATGCAATACAATTAAATGGGTAGGCATATTGGCACTAAACGCATGGATAGTTTACGCAATGGCTACATGCTACTTGGAGACATTATAATGACCAAACGATTTGAAGTACAGCTAGACTATGGTGGCAACCTTGTCAACAAAACATATGAACAGCAAGCAGGTGTAGACGATTGGAAAGACGCAGTGGAACTGGCTATAACTGAACTGCTAGAGAATGTAAGATATGACAGAGAAATGGAAGAATGGCTACATCAAAAAGAAATACCAGAAAAAGATGTTGACATTAATTATATAAAAGAGTATCAGTAGATATACAAACTTAAAAAGGAGAATAAAATATGCCATTAGATTTTACATCGAAGTTAGATATACCAGACTATATTGATTTTAATATATCATTAGAGCCAACCGAAGTTTCTCATAGGAAATTGGTTAGAAATGCAGACACAGGTAAAGCAATAGAAATTGTGGGAGTTAAGCAAACAGTTATTCCCAATGGTATATTTTACCAATCTATCTATGACACTATGACAGAGGTGCTAGAACCTTGGGAAATGAAAGATGCTAAATTTAAATGGAAAACAGGACGCAACGGTGGATTTTCTATGATGGACGTTATACTTCCTCACCGAATAGAGCGTATTACTACGCCTAAACATGAGACAGTTATAAACCCAAGATGGTTAGCGTTTACGTCTGTAGACGGTAAAACGTCCGCTAATTGTTTGTTAGGAACATTTGACCAGTTTTGTTTTAATGGACAGGTAAATGGTGAACATAACAAAGTTACAGGTAAACATTCCTCTAACTACACAAATGAAAGTTTTATAATTAAGTTACAACAGGCAGAAAAAGATTTTTTCTTACAAACTAAAAAGTTACAAAAAATGGCGGACACAAATACGCAGTATGTAGATGTAAAATCTCTATTAGAAAAAATTATGTCTAAAAGATATGCAGAAAAAATGTATAGTTTATACAATGAAGAAGCTAGTACAAGGGGATATAATGCCTTTGCTCTTTATAGTGCATTTACAAACTATTCTAGTTATGCAGATGAACGTAATGGATTTAATATTAAAAATACTAGTACAAAACAAGATACTGAAAGTATAACAATGTTAGATAGAGAAAGAAAGGAAGTAAACAAGTGGGTAAGTACACCACAGTTTAAAGAGTTAGTTGCATAAACAATACTTGACACCCTAATGTGACTATGCTACAGTGTAGTCACACAACCAACACAGGAGTATAACGTATGACAATACCACACATTAAACTAACGGACACCATGCTTAACAAATATATCATTGACGCTAAGAAAGATGTACTTGAACAGTTTGATATAGACCCAGAGGGTGAAGTAGATTGGCTTGAACCTACATATGTATCAGCCGACTACTGGTTTGACGTAGAACTAGTAGTACAGATTAAATTCTATAAGACAGCCAGAGGTGACAAGCGTATGTCTATACCTGAGTTACGTAATTACGCAAATGTAGGTAACTACGTATGGTTTGAAGATATAAGTCAGGAAGATGGCGGTGAGTATTTTAGAATACACATAGGCAAGGAGTTACCCGTAGATAAAAAAGAACAATACGAACAACTACAAGTGAAGTATGGTTGATATGTGTGATTACAGATGGTACAAAAAACTTCCAGTAAATGAAAAGGAGAATGACAATGGCTAACACAGACAAGAGATACCAGAAGAGTACTACACCCATCCTAGATGATGAGAAAAATCATTCATCGTATCAAGTAGTGCGAGAACTATGGGTGCAAAGACAACCAGATTGGGAAGAGGGTGTACAATGGGAAGACCTAAATGACGATGTGCAACAAAGGTACTACGCTGACCGTAGGAAGGAAATGAAGATACGCAAAGAGGACGCACTTAAACCTGTATCAAAAGATATTCAGATAGCATTGATGAAAGCGTACAAAGCCTTGAGCACATACATAGAAGAGACAAGAGATATGGACGGTGACTATCTTATGAGTACACACAAGGCTTTATTTGATGCGTACTATGAGGTAGCTAGACAAATACCTGAAAGTGATTTTTACTAATGAACAGGACACATCACTTAGAAGTACCCATCTGTATAGGCATTGCCTTGGTGGGTACTATTATAGAATATTGGGCTAGTCAGATAGGGTTCAGTACATTTACCTATCCACTTATAGGAGACTTCAGATGAATGAAGATTACATTTTAAGAGAAAGAGCTAAACACGCAAAGTTATTAAAAAGAAATTTCCAATATTTACAGTTACAAAAAAGGATAGAGAATGACATGACATATAAAATTAAAATGACTACTGAACCAGACAGAGAAGTTGAAGCTATGCGATTAGGAATAGACCACAGAGTAATGGTTACTTTGCGTGACTTGACGCTAGAAGATGCTTCTCTTGTAGCTAAGTTAGTATCTAAATTAGACGCAAAAAGAAAGGGCAAGTAGTATGCAAGGCTACAGTGTAAAACAAATACAGTACAGTGACACCAAGGACTTAATCCTTAATGTACACTACGCTAAACGTATGCCTAGTATATCCTATGCGTATGGTTTGTTTGAGGGTGATGACATGGTGGGTATCGTTAGCTACGGCTCACCTGCTTCACCATCACTGTGCAAGGGTGTCATGGGTGAGGAACACAAGAGCAAAGTCATAGAACTAAACAGACTAGTCTTGCGTAACAACAAAAAGAATGAAGCCAGTTATCTTGTGGCTAACTCATTGAAACTATTACCTAAACCTAAGTGTGTGGTAAGCTATGCTGACACTAAGGAAGGACACACAGGGTACATCTACCAAGCCTGTAACTTTATGTTTACAGGTACAAGTAGACCACGTACAGATATGGCAGGTAAAGAAGGCAATCACTCTAGGCATCACAGTGGAGACAGAACTAAACGAGTTGACAGGTCAGCTAAACACAGGTATATTACATTCGTAGGAAACAAAAAGGAAAAAAAATGCATGAAGAACATACTGAACTATCCGATACAGGACTACCCAAAATGAAACCTTACCACAACGAGGGGTTCTTTAAGGCAACCCTAGTAATAATATTCATGCTTGTACCACTCCCATACATCATAGGCTATTTAGCTTGGGGTATGCCTTGGGTAGAGACATACAAAGAAATGTTTCACCCTGACAGATGCAGATACGAAGACAACAAACATAACATTATAGATACTTGTGAGAAGGAGTAACAGATATGGTAGCATGGTTGCCAAGTCCACGATATAATTATTTCGTAGAGTACACATCGGGTGTATCAAATAATGTACATTCAGTTTATTTGTACGCTACGAGTGAGTTACATGTTAAAGAAATATTAGGTGACTACAAAGTCTTAACAATAGAATTGTACGAAAGGAAGTAAGATGAAAATATTTAAAAGAATAAATCCTATAGCTAGGACTATGTTACGTAACAGGCGTAGTCCACAGGTTATACCCAACAAAAAGAAAAACTACGTGCCAGATATAGATGACTATGATGATGTTTACATAGACATGGACACAGGGGAAGTAAAGACAGAAGATGATGCAGACGATAAAAAATAATCTTAACTTATCATAAGGGGGGGAGAGGAGAAATAATATGAGTAATGAAGATAGAGTATGGAATGACCAAGGAGAAATACCTATGCATATATACAAAACAAAGAATATGGAAAATAAATATGTGCATTGGTCAGTGACACTAAAAGAATTAAACTCGTTTGAAATGGACGTTATATATAATCTTGTCAGAGGATTTAGAAAATGTTGACAACAGCACTCGTATGTCTAGCCATGAACATATATTGGGAAGCTAGATCACAATCTACAGCAGGTCAAATAGCTGTAGCACAAGTAGTAATAAACAGAGTCAATGACAACAGATACCCTGATAACGTCTGTGATGTCGTTACACAGGCAGTAAGACATTCGGGTAGTGACCTACCTGTAAAGCATAAATGCCAGTTCTCATGGTTCTGTGACGGTCTGAAGGATAATCCTACTGACGATACAGCATGGGCTAAAGCATTGCTCGTTGCTGTTACGGTACATGACGGTAAGACAGTTGACATGCTCGATGGTGCAACACATTATCATGCAGTTAATGTTTATCCTGATTGGGCATTGACAAAGACAAAGACTTCACGTATAGATAATCATATATTTTATAGATGGGAGAAGTAAACATGAAATTACCACGTTATGTACAAAGTAAAACTTTAGCAGATGGACAGATATGCTATAGATTTAATCCACCACAACATCTAGTTACACAAGACATTATCAGTAGATGTGAGTTAGGTGCAGATTTGCAACAGGTTAAAGTTGAGGCTAAAAAACTTAATAAAATTATAGATGAATGGTGTGACAAATATGCAACAGGTACAACTTTAAAGAAGAGTGCCAAGTTGTCACAGTTAATCTATGTGTATAAACAATCCAATGATTACAAGATGTTACGAGATAAAACAAAAAGTCAATACGATTATTTTTTAAATATTTTAGTGTGTGATTTAGGTGACAGGCGTATCGTTGACGTTACAACACGCATGGCTAAGTATCATTATGAGGAATGGGTAAAGAGGGGAATACATTTTGCCAACTATGCCTGTACTATATCTAGTAGGCTGTTTCGGTACGGTATTCAGATGGAACATGTACTTATGAATCCATTTGGTAACATAAAACGTAAGACAGTGAAGCAAAGAAAAACTGTGTGGACGAGGGAACAGGTAATGAAGTTTCTTGATGTTGCCTATGAAGAGTTTGAGTACAGGAATGTCGGGTTGATTATCCAGATGGCATACGAGTGGTGTCAGAGGATTGGAGACATGAGAATGTTAGAGTGGAGTAGTGTTAATTTAGACACATCTATTCTGTCTCTTGAGCAGTCTAAACGGAGAGCACAAGTTTTCCTGCCTATCTCTGATGAACTTAAAACAATGCTCACACAGCAACAAAAGGATTTTGGCTTCCAACCCTACGTTGCACCACGACCACGACCTGTAGGGGGAAAATATCACCCATACAGCCTAGAAAGAATGTCTAAGGCAGGTAGAGTTGTTATGAAACTGGCAGAATTACCTGATGAATTACGGTTAATGGACTTGCGTAGAACAGGTACAACCGAAATGGTAGAGTCAGGTGTTCCACTGCCACAAATTATGTCGGTTACAGGACATGCAAACCCACAATCAGTGAAACCATATTTAAAAAATACATACACAAGTGCGAATAATGCCTTGACAACCAGAATCAATCATGTAAAATCCACTGTAAGTGAAAACATAGAAAGTGATATAACATGAATAATATATATGACATTGTAAGTGATTTACATTTAAGTAATGGGGAAACTAAACGTATGGATTGTCCTGTATGTAAGGGTTACAAAACATTTACAGCTACAAATAATATGGGTAGTTTAGTGTGGAACTGTTACAAAGCTAATTGTTCTGTATCTGGTAACACACGTGTTCACTTAACAAGTGACGACATACGTAAGTCACTTAAACCCCACGTACAACATCAGAAAAAGGACTTTGTATTGCCTGAGTATGTTGTTAGTCATTCACAGGAAGTGTTACCCTTTCGTAAAAAGTTTGGCTTAAATGAAGATGATGTAGAGTTATATTACGATGTTAAAGAACATAGAGTTGTCTTTCCAGTGGTACATGATAGTTGCATAATTGACGCAGTTGGGCGTTCATTAGGAAAAAGATTACCCAAATGGAGAAGATATGGAAATAGTGACTTGCCATACGTACATGGTTGTGGTAAAGTCGCTGTAGTTGTTGAGGATTGCGTCAGTGCTGCTGTTGTAGGAAGTGACGTATATGTCGGGGTGGCTGTGTTGGGTACTTCACTTTCCGAATCACACAAGAGGTACTTGTCGCAGTTCTCAACAGCAATCGTAGCGTTAGACCCCGATGCACTACCAAAGACGCTACAGTTTATGAAGGAATTACGTGGTTACGTAGATAGTGTAAGAGTAATGAATTTGATAGACGACTTGAAGTATAGAAACCCGACGGACTTAGAAAACTTAGACCAACATAGGAGATTGAATTATGGAATTAGGACTGATTAGAAGTTTAATGGACAAGAAGTTCTACGATGAACATCGTGGAGCTAGATGCCCAGACAGATTGTTTAGTAAAGATGTACGTAAGATTAAACAGTCTATAGATAAAGCTATGCAACAGTATGAACGTAGTGTTACACCAGACGAGATAGAAGCTCTGTTTGTATCTGGTAATCCCACAATGACTACAGCACAGAAGGGTGCTTACAGTAGTCTTTTTGCACAGGTCAAGAAGGAACAGCCTATGGGCAGTGACATAGCACAAGATGTGTTATCTAAACTGTTTCAACAGGTTATTGGTGAGGACATTGCCAACATTGGATTTGATTATTTAAATGGTACTCAGAATAATCTTGAGCCACTGCGTAATATCATTGAGAGTTATGGCGATGACTTTACACCTAATCTTAACATTGAGTGGGATGATATTGATATTGAAACACTGCTTAGTAAGAATGATTTGGAATCACAGTGGACATTCAATATACCCACACTCTGTCGTAAGGTTGAGGGTGTTAATGCAGGTCACTTGATTGAGATAGGTGCGAGACCCAATACAGGTAAGACATCTTTTCATGCCAGTATCATTGCAGGTCCAAATGGATTTGCACGACAGGGTGCAAGTTGTATTGTGTTATGTAACGAAGAGGGTGCTCACAGAGTTGGTGCTAGATACCTAACCGCTGCAAGTGGTATGACGATGCACGAAGTTAAAGCTGACCCTAAGAAAGCACACATATTGTATGAGCCTGTGAAGCAAAACATCAAACTACGTGACGCTACAGGTAAGGACATGGCGTGGGTTGAGAGTGTCTGTAAGACATACAAGCCCGACATTGTGGTGCTTGATATGGGTGACAAGTTTGCACGTACAGGTGGCTTTGCACGACAGGACGAAGCACTGAAAGCTAACGCTGTGTATGCACGTATGATTGCTAAACAACATGGGTGTGCTATATTTTATATGTCACAGTTGAGTGCAGAGGCAGAGGGTAAGACTACCAGTGTTAATCAGAGTATGATGGAAGGTTCACGTACAGGTAAAGCTGCTGAAGCTGACCTTATGATATTGATTGCTAAAGATAATGTTACTGAAGGGCAAGAAGAAGAAAGTACGGCACGATACTTAAACTGTGTTAAAAATAAGTTGACAGGGTGGCACGGACATGTTATGTGTAATCTTGATTATAGAACAGCGAGGTATGAAGTATGACACATCAATGCACAAAATGTAATACCGATTTAGTATTAAACGAAAATTGGGTAGAGGGAAATGTAAGACAACATAAATATCTATGTATTACTTGTTCTACTAAATTAAATGAAACAAGAATGTTTGTAAATGGTAAATATGTACCCTATACACATCCAATGCATAAAGCAGGACGTTATAAGTCTTTTAATGATGCAGCTTTCTCTAGTTTTGAAAAGTATAAAAAGTCAAAAGATGGATATGTCTATGCAATTACTAACCCTGCATGGGAAGGGTGGGTTAAAATTGGTATGGCTGTAGATGCTGACGATAGATGCAAGTCATATCAAACCTCTAGCCCACTTAGAGATTACAAGCTAGAGCACTGCACTTACTTTAAAGATAGACGTAGGGCTGAACATCAGGCACACAAAAAGGCAGAAGAGATAGCAGAAGAATGTGGTTCAGAGTGGTTTAAGATACCTGTAGATGAGGCTGTTAGAATAATAGGAGATTTAAAATGAAGGTACAGTTAATTAATTACATGGGCAATGACCTGACCGTAGTAAATGCTGCACGTGTTAGCTTTAATGTAAACAAGAAAACATTTATAGATACAGATGCTAAGTTAATTAAGTACCTAGCAAAACATAAACATATGTCACCATTTGGTCATTGCTTTGCTTCATTCAAAGTGCAAGCACCTATCTTTGTGGCACGACAGCTAGTGAAACATAAGTTCCTAAGATGGAATGAAATAAGCAGACGCTACGTAAACACCACGCCTAACTGGTACAGACCTAGTATTAGTGACCCCGATACAGCTATCTGGCGTTCACAAACTAAGGACAAGAAGCAGGGTAGTGGTGATGTAATACAGAGTGAGGAAAAACAAAGTCTAGCTACATTTCATCTAAGTAATGTAATAGCCGATGCCATGACTGCCTACGAAAAACTATTGAGTATGGGTATATGTGAAGAACAGGCTCGTATGGTGTTGCCGATATGTCACATGACTGAATGGTTTTGGTCTGGTAGTCTTGACGCATTTGCGGATATGTGTATATTAAGATGTGCAGAGGACGCACAAGTAGAAACAAAAATGGTTGCTGACCAGATAAGTGACCACATGGAAAGTTTATTTCCTGTATCATGGAAGGAATTGATGAATGAAACTAACACTTGATGTAGAAAACACCGTAACAAACAGGAATGGTAAATTACATCTTGACCCATTTGAACCTGACAATAGTTTGACATTGGTAGGTATGCTTTGCGAGTCAGGGAAAGAAACTATCATTACTTTTGACCATTCGGAAATGCAACCTACTGTGTCGGGCAAGGACATTGTACAGAAGATGCTAGATGCAACTACACTACTGATTATGCACAACGCACCACACGACTTGATGTGGCTGTGGGAGTCAGGATTTAAGTATGATGGTGCTGTGTTTGACACTATGCTCAATGCCTATGTCATACAGCGTGGACAGAAACAACCTTTATCTCTTGAAGCCTGTGCTGAACGCTATCAGTTAGACACAAAGAAACAGGACACATTGAAAGAATACTTTAAGAAAGGATACAGCACTAAGGACATACCCCATGATGAACTGGCTACATACCTGTCTGCTGACCTTCATGCCACACAGCAACTTGCAGACAGACTTATGGCACAGTTAGAAACTGATGACAAAGAACTTGCAAGCACAGCTAAACTTACAGATGAGGTGGCTGTATGTTTGGCACGTATCTATCAGCGTGGATTCTCTGTGGACAAGACTGTTCTTGATGAAGTACGTGTTGAGTTTGAGAATGAGAGAAAGCAACTTGTTACGAGTTTAGATAAACAGTGTAGAGAACTTATGGGTGACTTCCCTATCAATCTCAACAGTCCAGAGCAGTTATCTTGGGTTATCTATAGTCGTAAGCCACATGACAAATCTATGTGGGCGAATCTGTTTGACCAATATATGAATCCTACAGACTACAAAAGCACGATACGGCATAATTCTTCTGTGATATATAAGAAGAAAGCAAAACAGTGTTCCACATGTTATGGTAGTGGACATATACGCAAGACTAAGAAGGACGGTAAACCCTTTGCCAAACCTACTAAGTGTCCTGATTGTAATGCTATTGGTTATATATTTAATGACATACCTAATGCTGTGGCAGGGTTAAAGTTTAATGCACCAAACTCAAAGTGGGTAAGTGCTAACGGTTTTAGTACAAGCAAAGGTAACATAGAACTGTTAGAAAGCATGGCTAAAGCACGTAATATGCCAG